GCGCTGTGGTTCTTCGACCGCAACAAGCTCTGGGGCATCTGCGATCAGGGCGTCAATGACGCCGCCATCCTCGCGCTGACGAAGCGGATCAACGGCGGCACGCATGGCCTCGACGACCGCAAACTGAAGACCAAAAAGTACGCTACTTGGCTGTAAGGAGGTTAGCATGAACCTGAAGAAACTGATCAAGAAGGTGGTCGTGGAAGAGGCCGCGAAGCAGATCCTGCCGATGGATGAAGCGCCGAAGAAGCGCGGAAAGAAGACCAAAGTCGCAGCCGGTTTGGCTGTTGTGGCGACTGTCGCGGGGGCGCTATCTCAATATCTCGGCGGGTAGGAACACCCGCCAAAATGTGTTAGAAGGGTGCCACCATGGCCACTGCGATGACATTCACGACGCTGAAGCAAGACGTCCAGCGCTATCTGGAGCGGGGAAGCACCCTCGCCTCGGATCCCATCGTCTTCGAACAGATCCCGCGCCTGATCAATCTGGCCGAGCGGCGCATCGCCCGCGAGCTGAAGATCCAAGGCTTCATCAACGTCGTCGTGACCACCCTCGCACCCGGCGCGTCGGTCATCCCGAAGCCCGACCGCTGGCGCGACACAGTGTCCGTCTTCATCGGCAAGGGCGTCAACGGCGACACGCGCTCGCCGCTCTACACCCGCAGCTATGATTATCTGCGCAGCTACTGGCCCGACGCCACCCAGACCGGCGAGCCGATCTTCTACGCCGACTATGACTATAATCACTGGCTGGTCGCGCCCACGGCGGACATCGAGTACCCAGTAGAAATACTGTACTACCAGCTCCCCGCCCTCCTCGACGAGGACAGCCAGACCAACTGGCTTACCGAGAACGCGCCGGAAGTGCTGCTCTACGGTACGCTCCTCGAAGCGACGCCGTTCCTCAAGAACGACGAGCGCATTCCAGTCTGGCAAAATATGTATGATCGCTCGGCGGCGATGCTGAACGGTGAGGATCTCGCCAAGATCCTCGATCGCAGCGCCACGCGCAAGGAGGCTTAACGGGGATGTATGTGTTGTACCGCATAACATGCTCTGAAAACGGCAAAGTGTACGTCGGCTATTCGTCTAAGTCGGCGGAAGACCGGTTCAAGACACACCTCCTAAACGCGCGGTGGAAGCGGAAAACCGCGTTGTACGACGCTATCCGCTGCTATGGCGAAGCCGCCTTCTCGGTAGAAACAATTCTACAGTGCGAGAGCCATGTGGAAGCATGCGCGCATGAAATTCGTCTCATAGAGGAGCTTTGCTCTCTCCTCCCTTTAGGCTACAACATGACCCGTGGAGGTGATGGGGTTCCGCTCACTAAAGAACAGCGCGACGCCGCTAACGCCAAAAAACGGGGCGTGTGTTCTCCGAAACAGTTGGCGGCTAATCTCCGCCGCAAAGGGCAGAAGGCTTCTGAAGAGACGCGCGCAAAACTAAGCGCGGCGCGTAAAGGCCGCAAACAGAGCCCAGAACAAGTAGCCAAGCGCGCTGAGACTTTGCGTAGGAAACACGCAGAGAAAGTAGCTGCTGGGCTCGTACCGCCTAAAAAGCCTAGGGTGGTAAAGCCCCGCGCAAAGGTGCCGCGTGATAAAACCCCTCGTACTAGGAAGCCGCGCGTTTGGACTGTTGAAGATCGTGCTCTGGAACGCCAACGTGCTCTGGCCCAATGGACCCCAGAGGCTAGAGAAGCAGCAAGAGAACGCGCAGCCAAGCAGTGGACACCCGAGGCCCGCAAAAAAGTTTCTGAGCGGATGGCCGCCCGATATGCTAAAGAAAGATCCGAAAGGTCAGTCGCATGACAAACTCGTTTACACAGGTCTTTGGTGGCACGACGATCTACCCCTCAGACGTCTCCTACCTGCCCTTGGCGCTCGACGCCGACATCAGTCTGGAGTGGCCCCTTGAGGCGACGGCGGGCAGCAGTGTCGTCGCGCGCATCATCGACGTCACGCCCAGCGGCCCGTACACCATCACGATGCCGGACGCGATGTCCGTCAGCGTCGGGCAGACTGTCCTGTTCAACAACCTTGGCCCCGACACCATCACCGTCGACAAGGCCGACGGCAACGCCATCCTCAGCATCGCGGCGGGCGAGCAGTGGCAGGCCTACCTGATCGACAACACGACGGTTGGCGGTACGTGGCGCACTCTGCGCTACGGCGCAGCCACGGCACAGGCTCAGGCCGCAGCGCTGGCAGGCCCCGGCCTCATCGCCAGTGGCTCGGCCCTCGCACAGAACTACGACGTCGTCGACTTCTCGGTCACGCCCTACAGCCTCACCGGTCCTGACCGCGCGAAGGTACTCGTCTGGACTGGCGGCCTCGGCACGCTCAACCTGCCCACCGCCGCAGCGGCTGGCGACGGCTGGTTCGTGCAGGTCCGCAACAGCGGTCAGGGCGACCTGACCATCGACCCCTCGGGCTCGGAACTCATCAACGCCGGATCCACGCTTTTGCTGCAGCCGGGCGACAGCGCGGTCGTCGTCGGCGACGGCATCCAGTGGTACACGATCGGCCTCGGGCAGCAGGCCGTCTTCGCCTTCGACTATACGTCGGTCGCGGTGACGGGCGGCACCTACACGCTCAGTGGCTCCGAACTTAACCGCATCGCCTATAAGTTCACCGGCACGCTGACTTCGAACTCCGTCATCGTCGTGCCCGCCACGGTGCAGCAATACTGGGTGAACAACTCCACCACCGGCCCGTTCACCCTCGGCCTGCGCGCCGCAGGCAGCGCGAGCGTCACGAACATCAACCAGAACGCCACGGCGATCCTGTATTGCGACGGCACGGGCATCGTGCCCGCCACGACGTCGGCACCCTTCGCAGGCGTCCTGCCCATCACGCAGGGCGGCACCGGTGCCACCTCGGCGGCGTCGGCGCGCACCAACCTCGGCGCGACCGGCATCGGCTCGACGGTGTTCACCGCCGCGACCACGGCCGCCGCGCGCACGGCCATCGCCGCCGCAGCCAGCGGCGCGAACAGCGACATCACGTCAATCACCGGCCTCACGACTGCCCTCACCGTCGCACAGGGCGGCACCGGCGCAACGGCAGCCGCCGGAGCGCGTACCAACCTCGGCGCGGCAGCCAGCGGCGCGAACACCGACATCACGTCTCTGAACCCCGCAAGCGGCCTCCTTGTTGGTGCGCCCACCGGCGGCGCGCAGGGCGTCGGCACGATCAACGCCACCGGCCTGTTCATCAACGGCGTGGGCGTCGGCACGGGATCCGGCTCGGTCACCAGCGTCGCCTTCAGTGGCGGCACGACTGGCCTCACCGTCACCGGTTCGCCAATCACCACGTCGGGCACGATTACGCTGGCAGGCACGCTGGCCGTGGCCAATGGCGGTACGGGCAACACGACCTACACCAACGGCCAACTGCTCATCGGTAACACGACAGGCAACACGCTCACTAAAGCCACGCTTACGGCAGGCTCTGGGATAAGTATCACAAACGGCAACGGCTCGATCACCATCGCCTCCACGGCGGGGGGTGGCACTGTGACGTCCGTCGCCTTCAGTGGTGGCACGACTGGCCTCACCGTCACCGGCTCTCCGATCACCACGTCCGGCACGATCACGTTGGCGGGCACCCTCGCGATCGCCAATGGCGGCACCGGCGCGACTAGCGCGTCTGGCGCGCGCCTCAACCTTGGCGCGGCCACGGCTGGCGCGAACAGCGACATCACCTCGATCACCGGCCTGACGACGGCGCTGGCCTTCTCGCAAGGCGGCACGGGCAACACCTCGTACACCGACGGGCAACTGCTCATCGGTAACACGGCGACGGGCGGCCTCTCTAAGGCTGCCATCACCGCAGGCAGCGGCATCACGGTCACGAACGGCAACGGTTCGATCACCATCGCCTCCACGGCAGGTGGCGGCTCGGTGACGAGTGTCGACGTCAGCGGCGGTACGACTGGCCTCACGGCCACTGGCGGCCCGATCACCGGCTCTGGCACCATAACGCTCGGCGGCACGCTCGCTATCGCGAATGGCGGCACAGGCTCGACCACTGCCGCAACCGCGCGCACGGCGCTCGACGTGCCGACGCGCACGGGCACCAACGCAAGCGGCACTTGGGCCATCGACATCACTGGCAACGCCGCCACGGCGACCAACGGCGTCGTGACGACTGGCAGCTACGCCAACCCCGCGTGGATCACTTCGCTGGCCGGTTCGAAGATCAGCGGCAACATCACTGGTAACGCCGCCAACGTCACAGGCACGGTCGCCGTCGCCAACGGCGGCACCGGCTCAACCACGGCTGCAGCCGCTCGCAC